TTCAGGCATATTTTGACTTACAAGATAACTTTGTAACATTTATTGGGCAGAACAAGCCATTTTCAGCAACAATTGATCCTGACCAATCAGGATTAAACATTACAAGCAGCACGATCAATAGCACAACTATTGGTGCATTAGTTCCATCGACAGGTAATTTTACTAACATATCTACAGTCACAGGCACTATTTCAACAACACCTTCTGCCGCTACTGATATTGCTAATAAACAATATGTAGATTACGCATTATTAGGCATTTCATGGAAAGCGCCAGCTAAAGTAGCCACTACAGCAAACATTACGCTTTCAGGCCCACAAACTATTGACACCGTATCAGTTGTTGCAGGCGATACAGTTTTAGTTAAAAATCAAACAAATCTTGCAGAAAATGGTATTTATACCGTTCAAACAGGTGCATGGACTTACGCTGTTGGCTCTACAACATGGGCGCAATACATTGGTGCGGTTATTTATATAGTAGGTGGTAGTCAAGCGACTGCTGCGTTCTATACAACTGCTCAACCAGGTGGCACATTAGGTGTTACTGCAATGAATTGGTATAACCTTTCATTTTCATCAAGTTACACAGCAGGCACAGGCCTTACTTTAGTAGGCACACAATTTAGTATTACAAACACAGGCGTTACTGCTGCAACTTATGGATCAGCTTCCAATGTTCCTGTGATTGCATTTAACGCACAAGGTCAAGCAACATCAGTTACTAACACAGCTATATCTATTGCTAACACACAAGTCACAGGATTAGGCACATTAAGCACCCAAAACGCTAGTTCAGTAGCAATTACAGGTGGAACTATTAATGGCACAACAATTGGGGCTACAACAGCCTCTACAGGCGCTTTTACAACGCTTGGTGGCACAACTATTACAGCTTCAACACAATTTAGTGGCGCTGGCACAGGTTTAACAGGCACAGCTACTTCATTATCTATTGGTGGCAATGCTGCAACTGCAACTTCAGCTACTTCAGCTACAACAGCTACTAATTTGGCTGGTGGTTTAGCAGGTTCACTACCATATCAAAGCGGTGCAGGCGCTACAACATTCTTATCAGCTGGCACTAATGGACAAGTATTAACTTTAGCTGGTGGCGTTCCTTCATGGGCTACACTTTCATCAGGCACAGTTACATCTGTATCAGGCACAGGAACAGTATCAGGTATCAGCTTATCAGGAACAGTTACAAGCTCAGGCTCATTAACTTTAGGTGGATCATTAGATTTATCTAGCCCTCCTGTTATCGGTAACACATTAGCTGCCGCAATTACAGGCACAACTATTACTGCAACAACTAGCTTTGTTGGGTCAAATTTTAATGCAGCAGGATCAGGCGGTGGATCATTAAAGACTAATACAGGAAATGCTTGCTTACAATGGGGTGGTGGTGGTGGCACAAACGTTACAATAGATGGCGCAATTAATATGAACGGTGCAAATTCGGCGATTAGTATAGCCCCAACTGGAACTGGAACTGCAACAATTAATCCAGCAACCGCATCAACAATGAATAACGTAGCTATTGGTGGAACAACGCCTTTAGCTGGAACATTTACTGATCTTAGAGTAAATAATACAATTTCATTAGCTGGGTCAACAGGCACAGCAGGTTATGTATTAACATCTAATGGTGCTTCTGCACCTACATGGCAAGCAAATGCTAGTGGATTAGCAATTACAGACGACACAACTACTAATGCAACTCGTTATTTAACATTTACAAGCGCTTCAACTGGTTCAATTACTGGAGCAGATGTATCTTCTACTAAATTAGCTTTTAATCCAAGCACAGGCGCTTTATCTGCAACATCATTTAATGGAGCAGGTGTATTTACAACATTATCTGCATCTAGCACAGCAACATTTACAGGATCATCTAGTGCTTTAGCGGCTGTATTTACAAACGCAGCTGAAGTGACAACTGTATCTGCAACTGCTGCCACAGGCACAATTAACTACGATGTAACTACACAATCAGTTCTTTATTACACAACTAACGCTTCTGCTAATTGGACTGTAAATTTTAGAGCTTCAAGTGGCACATCATTAAATACAGCTATGTCAACAGGTCAATCTATTACGGCAGTATTCTTAGTGTCACAAGGTGCAACAGCTTACTATAATAATGCAGTTCAAATTGACGGTGCTTCAGTTACACCTAAATATCAAGGTGGCACAGCATGGTCAAGTGGCAATGCTTCAGGTATAGACGCTTATTCATATACTATTGTTAAAACAGGTTCAGCCGCATTTACAGTATTTGCATCACAAACACAATTTAAGTAGGAATAGTTAATGTCACTATTATCAAGAATAGCAGTAGAGGCAGCTAGAGGTTTTGGTATGCTAGTTAGCGGATCAGCTAACAATGTTCCTGCATCTTATCTTGTTGTTGCTGGTGGCGCAGGTGGAGGTGCTGCTGAAGGTGGTGGTGGAGGTGCAGGTGGCTACCAAACTTCTACATTTACTTTATCTACTCTTAACACATATTCAATTACTGTAGGAGCTGGAGGAACTAGCGGAGCAATTAATTCTGGAGGCTTTGGTCAAAACCCAGGTGGAGATGGTTCAAATTCAGTAATATCAGGAACTGGTTTATCTACTGTAACCTCTACAGGTGGTGGCGGTGGTGGAGCTGGTAATCAAGGTCCTTCTGGTTCAAATGTTGGTAGAAATGGTGGTTCAGGTGGTGGTGGCAATAGATATTTGTCAGGTGCTGGAGGAACAGGAACATCAGGTCAAGGAAATAATGGCGGAGCAGGTGCATCTGGAGTAAGAGGAGGTGGAGGTGGTGGTGCATCTGCTGCTGGAGCATCTAGTGCTTCTGGTTCTGCTGGCGGCGCAGGAAGTTCATCTTCTATATCAGGCTCATCCGTAACTTATGCAGGCGGAGGCGGTGGTGGTGCTGGCGTTGCAGGTTCACCAGGAGCAGGAGGTTCAGGTGGAGGAGGAGCAGGAAGCAACTCTGAAACTATTGCAACTTCTGGAACTGCTAACCTAGGTGGTGGAGGTGGAGGAGGCGGTGGTGGTGGAACTTATGGAGGACCAGGTGGTGCAGGCGGTTCAGGCGTAGTCATCATATCTTACGCATCTGCTACACCTAGATTCGTAGGTGGCACTCTTACTACTTCAGGTGGTAATCAAATACACACATTCACATCTTCAGGCACATTAAGCCCTCTTACACCTGTAACAGCTAGTTATTTAGTAGTAGCTGGTGGTGCAGGCGGTGGTTTCCAAATTGGTGGTGGTGGAGGTGCTGGTGGTTTACTTGCTTCATCTACAACTCTTTATTCAGGTGCTACATACATTGTAACTGTAGGAGCTGGTGGTGCTGGCGACACTGCTTCTGGAGGAAGTGGGTCTAATGGTTCTAATTCACAATTATCAGGAACAGGTTTAACTACTGTAACATCTACAGGTGGCGGTGGTGGAGCGTCAAATTCTGGTGGAACTGCTCAAACAGGCGGTTCAGGAGGTGGCGGCAGAGGAACTGTTAATGGAGCTGCTGGAACGTCAGGTCAAGGTTTTGCGGGCGGTAATGGTTCTACAGATTTAGTCACATATACTAATGCAGGCGGTGGTGGTGGTGCTTCTGCTGTTGGCTCTAACGCTACAAGCGCAACAGGCGGTAATGGAGGAACTGGAACTGCGTCCAGCATAACAGGAAGCTCTGTAACTTATGCAGGTGGCGGAGGTGGCGGAGCGCAAAATGGCGGTAGTAGAACTGCTGGAACTGCAACAGGTGGTGGTGGCGCAGGTGGTTTAACAGGAGCAGGAACTTCTGGAACGGCTAATACAGGTGGTGGCGGAGGCGGTGGTGGTGAAAATGGAGGAACAGGTTACGCAGGTGCGGCTGGTGGTAGCGGAACAGTTATTATCTCATACGCTGGCTCACAAGTATTTAACGGTGGTCTAGTCACATCATCAGGTGGTAATACTATCCACACATTTAACGCTACAGGTGCTTTAACACCACTTACTAATAACCTAAACAATTCTTTAAGGTTTAGAGGTAGTGCTAGTGCTTATCTAAATAGAACACCAAGTGTTGCAGGAAACAGAAAAACATGGACATGGAGTGCATGGGTTAAATTAGGAAAACCAAGTGATTTTTATGCTTTATTTGGTTCTACTAACAACTGTTTTATTGGTTATGGTCAAAGCACAGGCGGAGCAAATTTAGGTATTGCTGACGGAAATACATCTACAATGAATGTTCAAACGACAGCTTTGTTTAGAGATCCATCTGCTTGGTATCATTTTGTTATTGCATTAGATACAACTCAAGCTACAGCAGCTAACCGAGTTAAAATTTATGTAAATGGTGTTCAACAAACAGCATTCGTTTCTTCAACATATCCTACACAAAATGCAGATTTTAATATTAATAACACAACTGCACAGTATATAGGTAGAACATGGGATGGTTTTCAATACTTTGACGGTTACATGACTGATATTAACTTCATTGACGGTCAAGCACTAGAACCATATTACTTCGGTAATAATGACGCTAACGGTGTATGGAAACCAATTAAATACGCAGGTATGTATGGCACTAACGGTTTCTACCTAACATTTGGTAATACAACATCTACTACAACATTAGGTTACGATAGTTCAGGTAACAATAACAATTGGACTACCAACAACATTAGCTTAACAGCAGGCACAACCTATGATGCTATGACAGACGTGCCTACTAATACAAGTGCTACTGTGGCTAATTTCCCAACACTTAACCCATTGTCTAACACTTCTACATTAACAGAAGCTAACTTAACTGCAACTAATATCTTACTTGCTGGCACTACAATGGCAACACCAAGCACAGGTAAATGGTATTTTGAATACACACAAACTACATCTATTCCAAGTGGCTCATTATGGGTAGGCGTTTCATCAAATACTAATGCCATAGCAGATAATCAATTACAAGGTTATGCTTATGCAAGTGATGGTCGTAAAGTAGCATATAACTCATATACTTCAGGTTATGGTGCAACTTGGACTAATGGCGATGTTATTGGATGTGCATTAGACTTAGATAACCAAACTATTACATTTTACAAAAATGGAACATCACAAGGAACAGCATTTACAAGTATTACTGCTCAACCTTATGTATTTGCTTTATCAGCAGGTGGTGCAGCTTCTACTAAAGGTGGTTCTATAAATTGTGGACAACGCCCATTCGCATACACACCTCCTACAGGCTTTGTAAGACTAAACACATTTAACCTACCTACCCCTACTATATTGCAAGGTAATAAGTATATGGATGCAACGCTATATACAGGAACAGGAACATCACAAGTTATAGTAAACCAAGCATTATTTAAGCCTGACTTGGTATGGTTAAAATCTAGAAGCAATGCTACAGATAACGAATTAACTGATTCTGTTCGTGGCGTAACAAAGTCACTTATATCTAACTCAACTGCCGCAGAAGCTACAGATACCAACGGACTTACTGCATTTAACAGCAATGGATTTACTTTAGGAACTGACGCTAATTATAATGGTTCTGCAAGAACTTTTGTAGGTTGGCAATGGCAAGCAGGACAAGGTTCAACATCATCTAACACTTCAGGCTCTATTACATCTACTGTATCTGTAAACACAACTGCTGGGTTTAGTGTGGTGACTTATACAGGCAATGGTTCATCAAGTGGAACTTTTGGACACGGACTTGGCGTAGCACCTGCTATGTTTATAATTAAGTCTAGGTCACAAACAGGTGAAAATTGGGTTACATGGCACAAGTCATTTTCAAACACAGCACAAGGAAATATGTCTTTAAATACTACTGGTGCAGTAAGTAATTCAGCTTCAGTTTGGGGTAACACAGCACCTACATCCACATTAATTACAGTAGGAAATTCAGCAGTTAATAATAATACATCTACTTATGTAGCCTATTGCTGGGCAGAAATAGCAGGGTTTAGTAAGTTTGGTTCTTATACAGGTAATTTTAATGCTGATGGCCCATTTATATACACAGGGTTTAGACCTAAATTTGTATTATTTAAATCATCAGGAGATACAGGAAGTTGGAATCTTTTAGATGCAACTAGAAATCCATCTAATGTCGCAAATTTAAGACTTTTTCCTAATAATTCTAATGCAGAAGCTACATCAACTTTTGTTGATTTTTTATCTAATGGTTTTAAAATTAGAACATCTGATTCTGACATTAATTATACAGTAACTAATATATACATGGCATTTGCAGAAAACCCATTTAAAAACGCTAACGCAAGATAAAGGAAAAATATGGCACATTTCGCACAACTTAACGAAGAAAACCTAGTAACACAAGTCATTGTAGTTGCTAACCAAGACACAGCCGATCAAGACGGTGTAGAGAACGAAGCTATAGGCATTGAGTTCTGCACATCCTTACTTGGTGGTAAATGGGTTCAAACATCTTACAATGGTAACATCCGTAAGAATTACGCAGGTATTGGATATAAGTATGATGCAACACTAGATGCATTTATACCGCCTCAACCTTACGCTTCATGGTTATTAGATGAAGATAAAGCACAATGGAAAGCACCTGTGGATATGCCTACAGATGATAAAAGATACGTTTGGAATGAAGAAACATTAGCTTGGGATGTAATTGATGAACAACTATAAATGGAAACTTTTAGAAGTAACCGCTGAGAATGAATTGGTAACTCACGCTTATTATCATGTAACTGCAACTGACGGTGAAAACTCTGTAGAAACAGAAGGCAACCATTACTTTAAAGGTAAAGAGGCTGTTATTCCTTATGCAGAGATCAGAGAACAAACAATTTTAAATTGGATTAATGACGAAACAACCGTAGGTGAGGTTTCTAGTATAAAATCTCGTTTAGATGAGCAATTATTAGAGCTAAAAAAAGACAAAAAAATTGGTTTTCCTTGGCTCTCTAACACATTTACACCTAATATCTAGGATTTATTATGCCAAAGCCAATAGACATCATATCAAGAGCCATGAAAGACATCGGTGCATTAGCATCGGGAGAAACTCCAACGGCAGACGAAGCCCAAGACGCTTTTGATATGTTAAACGACCTTATTGACCAATGGTCAAATGAGGACATGATTGTCTTTAACACAACTGAGATTATATGGCCTATTGTTGCAGGACAAGTTCAATACACTATTGGGCCTAGTCATACATCATCTAATTTTATTGGCGCAAGTTTTACAGGATCAATTACAGGTAATGTTTTAACAGTCACTAATATATTGTCAGGCGCAGTTTCTCAAGGACAAACTTTAAGTGGCACAGGTATTACTGCTGGCACTAAAATTTTAGAAAACATAACAGGCGCAGGTGGTAATGTAAACTATGCAGGCACATACCTACTTAATGTTACTTATGCAAGCCCTGTTGCATCTACCACTATTCAAGCTTACTATCAAAAGCCTCTTGGCATTGATTCTGCTTATGTTCGTATTAATACAACTTCTAACGGCCAACCAATTATAAATGGCGGTTTAGATTACCCAATAGCTATTTTAGCTTTAGATGACTACAACATGATTGGATTAAAGACCTTAAATGGCCCTTGGCCTAAAGCTTTATACTTCAATCCTAATTCTGATAATGGTAACGTCTTTGTATGGCCTAATCCTGCACAGGGTGAAATCCACATGTTTGCTCAAACCTTGTTTAGAAACTACGCCTCTATAAATGACGATATAAACCTGCCACAAGGCTACACAATGGCGTTACGTTGGTGTTTAGCTGAGAGATTGATGCCTATGTATGGAAAAGCCTCTCAAACGCAAATAGCGATGATTGTAGCGTTTGCTGCACAAGGCAAAGCTACGCTAAAACGCACTAACATGAAACCTATGCAATCTGCAAGATTTAACGATGCACTATTATCTAGCCGTCAAAAAGACGCTGGTTGGATACTAACAGGCGGATTCTTTAGATAATGGCTGATTTTGGCTTTGTAGGCCCAAGTTATGAAGCACCTTCCATTTATCAAGATGGCCAAGAGTGCATTAACTTTCGCCCTGAAATTGATCCATTAAAAGGCGAAGGCCAAAGAGGTGTTGTAGCTTTATACCCAACGCCTGGCCTTACAGCATCGATTGTATTTCAAAACAAACAAGAAGTTCGTGGTATGCGAACTGTATCAGGTGGCGAATACATGGTGGCAGTTGTTGGCCCTTCTGTATATATTTTAACTAATGAATTTACACCTACATTAATAGGTCAATTAAACACTTCAACAGGTCGAGTAGGCATTAGTGATAACGGATTAAACGTTTATATTGTTGACGGATCTTATCGTTACACATGGCGCATTTCTACTCCTTCAAGCGCTTTATTTACAGGTTCTATTTCAGGCACAACATTAACAGTTACCGCAGTTACATCAGGCACAATAGGGATTAATCAAGCTTTATTTGGTTTGGGCGTTACTAATGCAACTGTTATTACAGCTTTAGGCACAGGAACAGGTGGTGTTGGAACATACACCGTTAATCAAAGCCAAACAGTAGCTTCAGGATTAATGAATACTGCTGCTGTAGCGTCAGTATTAACTGCTTCAATGTCAGGCACTACAATGACAGTAACAGCTAGCTCAGGCACATTGTTTCCAGGCCAAACTATTCAAGGTTCAACTGTTTCAGCTAACACCATAATTACTGCATTAGGTAATGCTTCAGTATTAAGCCAAACAATTGCCGCAGGTGGCACAGGTTATGCAGTTAATGATACTGTAACTGTATTAGGCGGTGTTTACGGAACAACACCTGCAACTTATACGGTTTCAACTGTAGCAAGCGGTGTAGTTACAGGACTAACTTTAACTAATGCTGGTTCTTACACTTCACAACCTTCTAACGATGTATCTACATCATCAAGTGGCGCTGGCACAGGGTTAAAACTTACATTAACGTTTGGCACAGGATCAGGCTCAACAGGAACATATCCTATAAGCGCATCTCAAACTGTAACGTCTAGAACAATGTATGCGTTAAATTTTACTGTTTTACCCACTACTGACGGTGCGTTTGAAGGTGGCAATACGGTTGACATTGTAGATAACTATTTTGTTTATAATAGACCTAACTCACAACAATGGGCTGCCACAAATCCTTTAAGCCCAATTACACCAGCTTTAAGCTTTTCATCTAAAGACGGATCGCCTGACGATTTAGTATCTATAATTGTAGATCATAGAGAAGTATATTGTCTTGGTGAAAATTCATCTGAAGTATGGGTTGACGTTGGAACGTTTCCTTTTCCTTTTCAAAGAATTCCAGGCACATCAACACAGCATGGTATTGCAGCTAAATTCTCTATGTCTAGACTAGGCAATTCGTTTGCTTATGTATCTAGAAACAATCGTGGTGAAGCACAAATTATGATGATGAATGGATACGTTCCCACTCGCATCTCAACTCATGCTGTTGAACAAACATTATTAAATAAAAATATAGATAACGCTATTGCTTGGACTTACCAACAAGAAGGCCATGAATGTTATGTGGTTACATTTCCTAATTTAGACTTAACTTGGGTATATGACGTATCAACAGGAATGTGGCATAAATGGTTATGGATAGACAATACTAATACTTACCATAGACATCGTGGCAATTGCTCTGCTTTATTTCAAGGTAAAGTTTATGTAGGTGATTATGAAAACGGTATTATTTATTTGCTTGATCCTAGTAATTTTACTGACAATGGTCAAGAAATTCGCAGATTACGCAGAGCGCCTCATTTAGTAACAGACTTACAACGTCAGTATTTAGATGAATTACAAATTCAATTTCAACCAGGCGTAGGCAATCAAGTTGACCCAGGTCAAACACCTCAAGCTATGCTTCGTTGGTCTAATGACGGTGGCTCTACATGGTCAAACGAACATTGGACTTCTATTGGCGCAGTCGGTCTATATAAAAATCGTGCTATTTGGCGTAGATTAGGTTGGTCTAGAGATAGAGTTTTTGAAGTTGTAGTTACAGACCCTATAAATGCAGTTATAATATCGTCTAATCTTAAAGCTTCGGTAGGGGAAAACTAATGTCCACAGGAAATGGTATTTATGGATCAAGTCAAACTAATCCATACCCACAGACAGAATTTTTAGATGCTTCATCAAAAAGACCAACTCGTGCTTGGCAACAATTCTTTATTAACTTGCTTAATTTTAGTAGTTCACAATCAGCAACTACAGGAACAGCAACGTTACCTGCAAAACCAGCAGGATTTATAAACATGACGGTAAACGGTCAACCTGTAAAAGTGCCTTATTATAATCAATGAACGAGATTGATGTAGTAGATAACTTTTCAAATATTCAATCTATTGAAAATGTTACGATAGAAAAGATTGAAAAGCTTGAAAATGTATTATTAGGAATGGAACAGTCAGACATTATAACTGACCATACATTTCTAGACCAAGTTTATGAGCGTAAAATTACTGTGCCTAAATGGACTATTTTAACAGGTGCGCCACATAAAACAGATTATAAGGTTAGGCTTGAAAAAGGAACTATTGCTGTAAATATAGGCAATAAGATTGAAACTTTAAAAGCACCTATGGAGTTTAATGCAAAAGCTGGCGAAAAAAGAGTTGGCAGAGTTTTTGATGAAGAAGTTGTTTGGGTTGACATTTACGATAATTTAGACAACTGTAAAAATTTAGAAGAATTAGAAGATAGATTGTATGTTGTGCCTGAATGTGGTTTGGGCGAAAATAGAGTTAAACAATTAAGTAAAGTTGAAACGTTTATATTAGAAAAGGAATTATCATGGCAGGTTGGATAGCCGCAGCGGTAGTTGGATCAGCAGCAATTGGCGCTTATGGTGCAAGTAGTGCCGCAGATAAACAAGCAGACGCAGCAAGAGCAGGGCAAGATCAACAACTTGCAATGTTTAATACTCAAAATGCTCAAAACGCACCATTTAGAGGAGCTGGGTATAGCGCACTTAACACAATTGGTTCTTTCTTGCCTGGTGAATATCAACAATATGACGCTCAAGGTAATCCAATAGGAACAGGATTAGGATCAGGATATTTTACAAGAGAGTTTACTAATCAAGACTTAAACGCTAATTTAGCACCTAATTACGCATTTCAATTAGAACAAGGTCAAGGAGGCGTAAGAAATCTTGCTAATTCAGCAGGCGGTCTTATTGGCGGAAATGCTATAAAAGGAATTCAAGATTACACTCAAAACTTTGCAGGAAATGCTTACCAACAAGCTTTTGGTAATTTTCAAGGTCAACGTTCTAACATTTATAATACTTTAGCTGGTATTGCAGGATTTGGTCAAACTGCAAATCAAACAACAGCTAATTTATCAGGAAATACTGCTAACGCTATGAGTTCACTTGGTGTAGGTGCTGCCAATGCAGGAGCGGCAGGAACAATTGGAACAGTAAACGCAATAGGTGGTGGATTAAATACATTAGGCAATATGGCTTACATGAATAAATTATTAGGTCAAGGTGGAACTATTCCAGGCTACACAGGTGGCTCGTCATCGGGTGGTGGTGTTGGAATGTTTTTAGGATAAGGATAAATTATGGCAGATTTTAGCGTATCAGATGTAGCGTCAAAAGTTAAAGGCCCTGAAGGCATGTCATTAGCTGACATGATGAATATGTCTATTAACGCTCAAAAATTTAGACAAGCAGAAAAAATTAATCCTTTATTAGCAAGACAACAAGAAGCGCTTACTACTGAAGCTGAAGCAACTTTACAACCTAGAATTACGCAAAAAAAGGCAGAATCCGAATCTGCTGTTTATGGTGCTAATACTGCAAAACTTAAACAAATTATAGATGCGTCAACTATTGCCGTTCAAGAAATACAACAATTACATAAAAATCCAACCTACGATGGAATTGTTAAAATGGCAACAGATTCAATTAATAATTCAGGTCAATTTCTTACAAACGAAGATAAACAAGCTGCAATTACTAAAGCCATTATGGGATTAAATCCAAAAGCTACAAAAACAGAATTGCAAGCTTTTATAGCTCAAAAACAAGCTAGTATATTATCAGCTCAAGCTCAAGCTGAAAAACTTTATCCTACTGCTTATATGCAAGATACAGGGCAACAAATTAGACCTGTTGTTGGTGGTAATCCATTGTTTACAGGTCAAGAACCTACAGCTCCTGTTGGCGCACCAATCACTAAACAATTACCTACAGGCACAGAAAGAATTGTTACTGATCCAGCTGAAGCTGCAAGAATGGGTGTTCCTGTTGGAACAAAAGTTCTTATTGGCGGTGGTGGTGGCGGTCAAGGATTTGGTGGCAAACCTACACCTCCAACTGTATCAGCTATGCAACCTGGCCAAGCAGAGTCGCTTCAAAATAGAGCTAAAATTGCTAGTGAAGATTGGTCAAAAACTACACAAGATGCAACAAATGCAACTAAAAACATTGGCTTATTACAATTAGTCAAAGAATATTCAAACGCAGCTGTTACAGGCTCTCTTACAGATTCACGTCAATATCTTAATAAATTGGCTTCAACGTTTGGTATTCCAGGCGCAGATATTACATCCGCTACAGATACTGATTTATTAAATAAAGTTACAAGTATGCTAACTCAAGCTGGTGGCAATACTGACGCAGCAAGAATATTGTCCGAATCTGCTAATCCAAATAGACACATGACAGCAGAAGCAATTAAAAAAGCTGCTAATCAACTTATTGGTCAAGAAAAACTTAAACTTGTTAAGCAAGCCGTTATGCAACAATATCAAACTGATCCTGAAAAATACACTAAAGCTCTTACACAATTTAGCCAAATTTCTGATCCTAATGTATTGCAATTTAGTTCAATGTCAGTTGAAGATCAAAAAAGATTTAAGTCATCAATGACTGATTCAGAAAGAAAATCATTTTCTAAAAAACTTCATGCTTTAGAGGTATTAGATAATAAATATAAATTAGGATTAATGTAATGGGAAGATTATCAAGCCAATTTGACAGTCTATCAACTACAGACTCAACGCCTGTTATTTCTGTTACGGCTAAAGATTTAAGCAAAAAGAAACAAGTTCAAGACGAAGAAGATTTATTAGGTATATCTGATGAATCTGCTATTCAACCTGAAGATTATTTAAATATTGGTAATGAGCAACAATCATTAAAGTCAAAAGCTTTTGAAATGTTGCCTGTTGAAACAATTACACCAAATCAACCTGTAATTAAAAAATATGGTTTTGAGCCTCTCAAAGAATTTGGTCAAGGCGTTGCATCTTTAGCTGATACTGCATTTGGTGTTGTGCCAGGCGCTGTAGGCGGTTTAACTTATGCAACAGCTCGTGCTTTACAACAATCACCTGAAGAAGCAGAAAAAATAGCAGGCCGTTCAGTTGCAGCATTAGAAAATCCTGTAGGTCGGTTATTTGGTGTAACTGAAACACCAGGTTATCAAAAAGAAGCGTCTAGAAAATTATTTAATTATATTGGTGAAAATATACACAAAGGATCAGAAGTTGTTTCTAGGGAAACAGGCGTTCCTATTCAAGACGTAGAAAACATTGCTAATTCATTAAGTTTTGCAGCTGGCCCAGCTGTAGGTAAAGGAATTGGCAAGGTTGTAAATAAAGGTGTTGGCGCTGTTGATGAGGCTATTACAGGTCAATTTGAAAGACGCAAAGCGCTTCAACCTGAAGAAGTTATTAGTGACAATGAAGCGTTACTGAAAAAAGTAGGCATACAAAATATTAGAAAATCTGCAATTGACGAAAATCCAAAAGAAGCTACATCTCAATATTTAACTTCAAAAGCAGAAAAAGGTCTTTATGGCGAAGGAATGACGCAACAACTTACTCACGAAAAAGAAGCTGTATCAGGACATTTTAATAAAATTGAAAATGAGCTTGGTGGCACAATACCAAGAACAGGCACTCAATTTGAAATAACAGACAAAATAGATGCAGGCAAACTTATTCGTGAAGCAGCCGAAGATGCTTTAAGTAAACACAATGAAAAAACAACTCAATTATATGAAACTGCAAGACTTGAGCATGGTGACAAACCTGTTGAGCTAAACAAATTAAATGAATTTTTAAAAGCTGACGAAAACTTTACTTACACTCAAGAGCAAAATTTACAAAAAGGTATTCAAAACTTTTTAAAACGTCAAGGATTGCTTGATGAAAAAGGTAATGTTAGACCGATGAATATTGCTCAATCAGAATCTTTGCGTCAGTTTATCAATAGCAAATACAACTATGAAACCAAACAGCTTGGTGGACAATTAAAAGGTTTAATTGATGAAGATGTGTTTTCTAATGTAGGCGGTGAAACATTTGAAACAGCTCGCAAACATTTTCAAGTAGGTAAAGAAATTTATGACAACCCTAAAGCAATGAGTGATTTGCTTAATGTTGAAGGAACAAATCAAAAAATACCTACAGAAAGCATTTTAAATAAAATTACTACATTGCCTGAAAGTCAATTTGGTCACATGATAAATGTTTTTAAAGAAACAGGTAAAACAGATGCGTTAAAACAAATACAAACTTCTTTAGTAAACAGAATTAAAGAAGCAGGTCAAAGCGCACAAGGTGAGCCTTGGAATGGCAGAGCTGCGGCTAAAGAAAGAGCTAAATTATCAGAAAAATTAAAAGTAGCCTTTGAAGATAGTCCTGAAATTTTACAAAATATTGATGAGGGTATTAGAGCTGGTGAGTTAGTTAGTATTGACACTAAATATCCAGGCGCAGCAGTTCAAACACAACAATTAAGAGGTAAATTAGGAACACTTGCAGTTAAAGGATCAACTGCATTAGGCGCAAAAATTGGCGGAGTTCCTGGTGCGTTAGTTGGTGAAAATATAGGCGAAAAAATATCTAGCAAGTTTTACAAAACTAAACAAGGTAAATTGCTTGAAAAAGAAATAAAATATAATAAACTTTCAGATATAGGAAAATAAAATGGCAGTCAATCTATCACCCATAGGCAACGGAGTTAGCTTTTTAGGCGTTACAGGCCTACCACTATCAGGTGGCAAGTTATATAGCTATCAAGCTGGCTCATCTACACCGTTAGCTACATACACAACTGTTAGTGGAACAATAGCTAATGCTAATCCAATTATATTAGGAACTGATGGTAGAGCGCCTAATGAGATTTGGCTAACTTTTGGATATAACTACAAATTTATTTTACAAGACTCAGCTGGCGGAACAATTGCTACTTACGATGACATCTACGGTATTTTAGGAACTATTCCTGCGGCTTCATCTACATTACCTACAGGCATGATTCTTTTATGGTCAGGTTCAATTGGTTCTATTCCTGCTGGTTATTTATTATGTGACGGAACAAACTCAACACCTGATCTTCGCAATCGTTTTATTGTTGGTGCTGGTTCTACATATTCAGTTAATCAAACAGGTGGTAGTGCAGATGCAATAGTGGTATCTCATAACCATACTGCAACTTCAACTGTTACTGATCCAGGCCACACTCATGGATTACAAAATTTAGGCTCTGCTCAAGCAGGCGATGACAATGGTGGCGCACCTATATCAGCTTCAACAGGATATTCAACAGGTAGAAGTTTATCACCAACAAATTCTGCAACAACAAGCATTACTGTTGCTACAACAACAGCCACATCAGGCACAAGTGGAACAGGTGCTAACCTTCCTCCGTATTATGCACTTTGTTACATTATGAAGAGTTAATTATGGTTAAACATTCACTTACAGAAGTAGATAGTCGTTTAAGCGTTCACGAAGAAGTATGCGCTTTAAGATATGAAGAAATTGGCGCAAGACTAAAGCGTTTAGAAAGTATCTTAATGGCAAGCGCAGGCGCTATTATTATTTTATTATTAAGCATAGTTTTAAAATAATGGATTTATCTAAATTAACCAGCATGATGTTTCCTGTAATAGTTTCTGCTATTGCATGGATGCTTTCATCATTATCAGGTATGCAAGCTGATCTTATTGATATTAAGTCTAAAATGCCTGCGCTTATAACTGCTCAAGGCGTGCCAACTGATAGCCCTATATCAGCAGAAGCAAGAGCAAAACTTAAAGAAGAAATTAGAACACAAATGGGTGAACTTAATGTTCGTATTCGTATTCTTGAAGAACACGATATGCAAAGGAAAGGAAAATAATGTTTACGTTACTTGGATCATTGCTTGGATTTGGTAGCTCTGCGTTACCATCTATATTAAATTTTTTCCAACAAAAAGGCGATCAAAAGCATGAGCGTGAAATGGCTCAATTACAAATTGATCGTGAGCTTGCAATGGCTGAAAAAGGATTTGCTTCACAAGAAAAAATTGAAGCTATCAAGTTAGAAGAAGTTCAAGTTCAATCTCAAGCAGACGAAATGACAGCTTTATATGCCAATGATTCTAAATTAAGTGAAGGTGCTGCACCATGGGTTGTTACTGCAAGAGCTGCTGTAAGACCTGTAATATCATTAGGATTATTTGGTATATTTGTATTTGTTGAAATTGGTGGATTTATTTACGCATGGGTGCATGGTGTAGACTTTAGCACAGCATTAAATGTTATATGGGATGATGATACTCAACAAATTTGGGCAGCCATTATTATGTTTCACTTTGGTAGTCGAGCATTTAATAAGAAATGATAACGTCACAACGTGGCATCGCTCTTATCAAACATTACGAAGGCGTGCGTGTTAGGCCTTATCGTTGCCCAGCAGGGTTGTGGACTGTTGGTGTCGGACACCTCATTGGTGATGGTAAACAACTCCCTGATGGTTACAACAAAACTTTCACAACCGCAGAAGTAGATGCACTATTAAGATTAGATTTAAAAAGATTTGAAATAGGCGTCACTAAATTACTTCCTAATGTTAAACTTACACCAGGCGAATTTTCTTGTTGCGTGAGCTTTAGTTTTAACCATGGATTAGGATTATTCCAAAGAAGCACGTTTCGCCAAGCAGTTATTCGTGGTGATAAAGAAGCTGCCATGGAGTCTTTATTGAAATATTGTAAAGCTAGAGTTAAAGGTGTATTAACAGAATTAAAAGGCCTTAAAAATAGAAGGCTAGATGAAAAACAATTATTTTTATATGGATAGGAAAAACAATGGCAACTAAAATGAAACTTGAAGAATTAAAACCTTCTATTAGACATGAAAAAAAAGAATACGTTGTTGAGCGTCAAATCAAAGAGCTAAAGCAAGAATTTAAAGCTCATATTAAAGCGCCAATGTCTAAAGCACACCCTAAAAAATAGTGGATGACTTTGCTTTTGTTTGTGTGTCGTTTGTCACTACTATGTGCCTTCTTTGCATTGTTAGCATGCCTTTACGTTTCATTCTAGAATACGTTATTTGCTATTGGTAAATAAAAAAAGGGGCATTTTAAGCCCCTTAATTTAATAGCAATCTGTAACAATAATCATTACTTATTCATTACATACATTGTAACTTCGAAACCGAAACGCATTTCAGTAGCAGCTGGAGTTGTCCACATAGTATTTATCCTTTATCTGTAACAAGCAAAATTACTTGTTACGCAAATTATGGTCTTTTTGCAAGACAAAGCCATCAAGAAAATCATTATTTCTTATTAAGTCGTTCAGATACTAAAGTGGCATAGCCAGCAATATCATCCCAATGATCTTTGTAATTAGGATTGCCATAAAGAATTCTACTTAATTTAACTAAAATCATGTGGATTGCTTCTTTCTGATCCGCTTCTAAATCATTCCAAGCATTTTTGCTAATAATATCTTGAACTTTCTCAATAAAGCGTGATTTAGCCATAAAATCACCATGAGTTTCTTCACGTTCTACTAATATAGGGTTATTTCGCATTTTAAAGCCTCTTGGGATCGAAACCGTAAATTGTGGATATTTGGTCAGCCAACTTATAAAAAGCTTTGCCATGGGCATCCCAATGCTTATAACCTTTGTTATAAAGGGTTAGGTGACACATTTCATGCAATAAAGTTTCAGAAATCGTAGAATAATGTAAACAACGGCCTTTTGAAATTTCAATAGTTAGATGAGGGTCGCAGTTAAAATAACCGTAGGCCGTTATGTCATTAATAATTTTAAACTTTATTTTTCTAGCGGTGGGCAATTCGTAGCGATCAAAAGGTGGCATAAGTCTAAACGCTGAATAAAGGGCTGCAATATATTTAGCGCTTAATAATGTCATTTTTAACCTTTCCAGCTTACCCATTCTGATTTATCCGAATTTTCAAACGATACATCCACATTGACAGGCATTGAGAAAGTAATGCCATGATAAGGATGCGTTATCCATAAAGCTTGCCTTGGTGGTTCAAATCCAAAGTTATTGCTATAGGCATATTCACAATACCCTTTTAGTGATCCGTTTACAATAAGTCTTTCTAATTGTATTAATTGGTGAAAGTGGCCGATTATCATAGTATCGTATTCCATATCAATTTGGGCGTTTCTAGACCGCTTTTTATGGTCACCACGAATAATAGGCCCTAAAGCACCAATTACTCCGTCACCGCCTCTAAACTGATCGCCATGGGTTAATAGGTATTTATGGTTGTAAATAGCATATAAAGCGTCAGGGCCGTCAGGTATATGAAAAGACACTCGGCTATCGGTTTCAAAATGTTTAGCTAAAAATTGATAGGTTAGCCAATCAAAAGAAGTAAAGTTACGGCCTTTGTTTCTAATCTTATGAGTATTACGGCCATGGTTACCGCCTACGCATGGCACAAATACTTTGCCAAAATGATCTGCCAATGTTGATATGCACCAAATCAACACGCCAAACAAGTCTATAACTACAGGCATAATCTCTGCGTCATTGGTGGCCATCAACTCTTCATGGATATCACCCGACACCATATCACCGCCTAAAGCAAATACGATGCCTGGATATTTAGGGTTGACCATGTGATTGTTTAATAGATCAATAGCCACTTCAATCATTTTTTTAGCTCGTTTATGAGCTATCTTCATATTATAAGAATTGACATTATTAACTTGGTTAGGATCTACGTTCTCACCCCAATGCCAATCCGATGCAAACAATGTAGGAACGCCTGGCGCTGATTTACTTGCGCTAGGTTTAGATAGCCAGCTAGGTGGTGAAGCTTTCTTTTCAGCCATTTTAAGAATTTTAGTCTTAACATAATTCTCATTTAATACGTCACGATTGAATGAAGCTATCTGCGCTTCAAGGGTTCGTATTTTATCTTTGAGGGCTACTTCAGGTGGGATATTGGTGAGCTGTGGTTTAGCGTTTTCTACATCAGATTCCATGCCAGCTAATTTGGCTGCTCTTATTCTGCCTTGAAAACAAGCTCTTTTAAGGCCTAACATTTCTGCTGCTTTTGACTCACTTCCGTTGCATTTTTTAAAAGCTTCAACCGCCTCCAACAACTGTTCTTTTGTTAATGACATATATGAGTCCCAAATAGTAATTCAAGTGTAAAAAAAACGCCGATAAATAAACCAGCGCATCCGCCAATCATTAAAACTTTGACTACTATATCAAATAATTTCATTTATGTTTAACTTCAATGAATTGCACGTCTTTAAGCAAGTTATTATTGCCGTCAAATATTAACTTAATATTACAGTTTCTTTTTCTTTCTTTAGTGTTAGCAGATATAAAACTTGCATATCCTTTTTTGCCTCGATAGACATAATAATCCAATATGACGTCAGGCTTTGGTTGTTGTAGTTTTTTTGAATCCAATACGGATTGAACATCAAATCCATTTAGCTGTTTGGCAAATAACTCAATATTGAGCATATTTTGTTTCCTCCTGTTTATAAAAAATCATGCGTGACCATTTAACAGTCTTTTTAAGTTTGAACCATGATTGAGGTTTGGTGATTGAATCATCGTGAAAGTTAGTTGCGCCATAAGAATAGTCAGGCTCTAACTTGTGCATAATGCGATATGCAAGATCAAGAAAGTAAGGTTTGATTTCTTTGCGTTCAGGTGGTTTTACTTTTCCATACCAAGTAAATTGATAAGGTTTTTTCATTTCAATACACACCTGTTTTGGATCAAAGTCGGCTCTTCTCATTAATACATAGCCAACTCCTATTTGTGCTTCTTTGCGTTCTAGACTGCTTTCCATGTAAATGGTTTGCGCTAAACATAGCAAGGCTTGGTCGATCATAAATGACCCCCCTGTGTTATTGCCAATAGGTATTATACCATTTATCAATTTAAACTCGGTTTTCCATGAGTTTAGTTTCATGTGCGACCTCTTCTAAAAATGTTTTAATTTCATTTTCCATTTCATCGATAAAGGATGCGTCACGTTGTAACCTAGCTATAAAATATTGACTACCTTCAGGCATACGGCTATCAAAAGAAAAGAAATCGCACCATTCAGCACCTGTGCAAGCCATTTGAGCCATCATTTGAATTTTATATTTAGTTGGTGGTTCGCCAGCTTTAATATAAGCCCAATGCGTAGCGCTGTTAGGATTCTTAATTTCCAAAAGGTTATATGTGCCGTCATTGTTTCTAATAATGCCGTCAGGTGAACAACCAAACCATTCAATTGTTTTATGCTTTACAAAAGAAAGTTCCTCAACAAAAGTTTTAGTAATTTGCTGGTATTTTTCTCGTGCTTTTGGTTCTTCCTCAGTCCCACGAATCATTGCGTCATTTTTAAATGTTTCTTCAATAACACCTGTGACTCTTTGAATAGCCAACTCAATTAAATAATTTTGCCGACTAGCGCTTGGGCCTGTTTTGGTTTTAGCCATAATATCTGCAACTTTTGACGCTGTTACAAAACCTCGTCTAAGCTCCAGCCATTCCTTGCTGCCCTGAATAATGTCAGTCATTGTTAGCCTCCAACTTATATTCAGCTACCACACAAACTTCTTTAAATCTATTCTTAACTTTTTTGTTTGCGGTTGTTATGGCATAACCTTTTTTGCGTAAGTTAAAAACAGTATCGGCTAAACGATAAATGCCTAATTGAGTCCATGCTTTTAGTGGATCAATCTTGCCATGCTTTTCTAAATACTCTGTTAAACGTTCTTGCTGATTCATACTATGCCTCCAATTCATTTTTACGATCAGTTAAATAAGTCTTTAATTTTCCTAAAGACACCTTGTCAAACTTTGTTGAAGCTTCTTTGTAGATACCCATTAATTCATCAACGGAATCTGCTTTGTTGATTTCTTTGATAACGTTTTCAATATCATTTTGTGAAGCTGGCTCTTCTTCAGGCAAATCAGACCCACTATAAATATATAAACCAATACCAAAACAAGCAATACATTTTGCAAGACATCTCATAGCGCTATCTGAAATTTTACGAGAATCAGGATTTTTAATAGCTTGATTACGATGATCCATAACAGGTAGTTGCATTTTCATAGTTTTGCCAAGAGCTGTAACATTGCAATAAACCATCATAGTATCGTTGTAAGTTTTTGGTTCAGGAAATTCCCATGTTGCCATAGGATCGTGTTGAAGTAATGTATCAACGGCATAACTCCAAGAAAGGTAAGTTAGTGATCCTTTTTTGTCCGTATGCTCATTAACATTAATTTTTCTTAATTCATTATATGTAGTCATTTAATGCCTTTCGCTAGTTGAAGTGATTTTCTAAAGGTAAAGCCCTTGCAATATAAAAAAATAACATTTCGGATGTATTTAATCATTATATGAAGTCCCTATGTGAGTGACCCATGTCATACATTTCGTCAAAAGGGCCTTGATATACATTAGCCTCTTGGAACTTTTTTTCTGTAATATCCATCGCCTTCTCAAAGAAAGCATTACTTAATGACTTGGCAAATATATTGACGCTTATCATATCGCCACGTTGATTAGCCCAATATAAAGCACGAATCGTGCCAGCTATCTGATCTGTGTCCATTGAGTTAAAAACTTCTAATGGATCGGTGTCAATTAAATCTTCTGCAAATTCTTGATGAATAGTCATGTTAGCCTCCAAAGTGTTTAGAAAGGATTGGTAATAAGAAATAGAGCCATAAAGCTCCATATAGATATATTGATAAAACAATAATTAGCATGCCTTTAATTTTCATACTGCCTCCATAAGATTAAAAGTTTTTTTACCATTTAATAAACCGCCTGCTACAAATCCTAATTTTTTATTTAACTCATAAAATTTTTGTAAATTCTTTTGCATCAGAATTCGTGTTGATTCATTTTCAAATTCTGTATCTGTAATCTTGCGAGCCTTTTCAAATTCATTATTTACAGCAATCATAATTGATGCAATCTGATTTTGATCTAAGGTTATTTTTATTGTTTCCATTTTTGAATCCTCCATAAATTTAAAAACTTCCCTTGCATTATTAAACGAATAGATTTATATTGCAAGCACTATTTAAACATTTATGTTAAATGATTTTAGATAATAAATTTAAAAAGGATTATAGTATGCCTATGACAGATAAAGAAATCATTGAGTTTTATGGGGGTGGCACGAAACTTGCTAGGAAGCTTGGGTTACTTACTCACCATGACAGAATCAAAGTAAACCTTTGGAAAAGTAGAGGTATTCCAGCAAAAATTAAGCTTCAATACCCTGAAATCTTCCTAAAACGCAAATTTAAGGACTAAAAATGGCAAGAGCTAGAAATATTAAGCCTGGATTCTTTCAAAACGAAGAATTAGCTGAATTAGAACCAATAGACAGGTTGGCTTTTATAGCTTTGTGGACAGTATGTGATTATAAGGGTTGTTTAGAATACAGACCCAAAAGATTAAAAATACAGCTTTTACCTTACGATGAGATAGATATTGAAAAAACTGTTGTTAGGCTTGAAAAAGCTGGGTTTGTTCAAGTTTATAAAATAGAGAATGAAAGCTTTATTAAGATCATTAATTTTGAGAAACATCAGAACCCACATAAGAATGAAAGAGAAGCTGGTAGCGATATTCCTGACATAGACGGAACAAAGTCCGATATAATCGGAACTACTCGTGCTGATTCCCTCTTACTGATTCCTGATTCCCTATTACTGATTCCTGAAGATGGCTTTAACGAGTTTTGGAATATATTTCCTCGAAAGACAAAAAAGGAAGATGCAAGGAAAGCATGGAAACAAAACAAACCAAATATCGATTTAGTTTTAAAAGCATTGGAATGGCAGATGAGAAGTAAAGATTGGGTTAAAGATGACGGAAAATGGATACCCTATCCAGCAACATGGATTAGGGCGCACCAATGGGAAGATGAGCAACCAATTGAAGGGAGTCCGTTTTGATAGAAACAGTTGAAGAAATGAAAGCATTTAAATCTATGCTTAATAGTTTGACATCTATTTACTCAAGACCTGAACTTGATCGTGAAACTTTAAGAGTTTGGTGGATGAAACTTGATGAATACGATTTTAGTGTTGTAAGCAAAGCTTTTGATAGCTGGGTTGATAAAAATAAATTTATGCCAACAATATTTGACATAGTTTCTTTATGTAAATTGTCCAAGCCTAAAGAATATATAAAAATGCTACCAAGAAATCCAACTCCGTATCAGATTGAACATAACAAAGAAAAGGCAAAAGAATTAATGGCAAAAGTAGTATTGAAACCAACTGATCCTAAAGCTTGGGCTAAAAGAATATTAGAACGTCAAGCAAAAGGTGAATACAGATTTGAACTTGGAGTTAAGTTTGCCAGGGAAGCATTAAGAGTTAAATGAATTGTGAGTATTGCAATAAAAATCGTGGCCGCTTTAATTTTAATAACGAGTGTTGTTGGGTGCGTTGGCTACGAAGCGCCTTTAAACCACACGCAAGATCAATGCTAGAACGGTATGAAAAGAAACATGGTCGAGCATCGATGTTAGAACTTATCAGAAAGGTGAAACATGAAACGCTTTAGTGTAATTATTGAAGTTGAAATAGACGAGAAGAAATATAATGAAGTTGAATCATGGGGTGTAGAGCCTTCTGATTATGTTTGCTCTGTTATTGCGGATCATGCAAAAGACAGAGGCTTTCTTATGAAAACTTCTGTGACGGAAGTGGAGCGCAGTCTATACAATAGATTAAGAATTGCAGCTGATGACTTTATTGGCAAAGATGCAATTGCAGATATTGAAGAAGCTGCATTAGCAAACGCAAGATGTTTAAATGGTAAATGCGAGGATTAATGTTTAATTATTTAATTATTGATGACTTTGGTGAAGCAATACGAAAGTTTAGAACAAAACATGAAGCTTTGTTTTATGTTTTAAATAAACCCAATCACGTTATTAAACGTTTACCAAAAGCACCAAAAGAAAATGTATTTGATTTAATTAAAGCAGAACCGTTATTTTAGGAGGTGTTATGGCACACGAAGCAGGAAAAGGCGATATGTATAGATCAGTCGATCAAAAAAAGTTTGATGAAAACTTTGAGCGCATATTTGGAGTTAAAGAGAAAAAAATTGACTACATATATGAATTACATCCATCAACAGGTGAGGTTATAAAAAAATATGTTACTAAATAGCTTTTACGGAACTAATCTTCCTATTACCACAAAAGATATTGAGTTTGTAGAAAAAAGAAATATTAAAGTTCAAGAATTAAAAAGACAAATGGGTAATAAATATATATTATCTAATGTCATATCAATTCACAACAGAGGAGAGCAGCATGGCATCAGTAAATAAAGTAATCGTATTAGGCAATCTTGGTAAAGACCCTGAGTTAAGACATTTACCAAATGGTGACGCAGTTTGTAATTTTAGTTTGGCTACAACTGAATCATGGAAAGACAAAGAAGGAAATAAGCAAGACAAGACCGAGTGGCATAACGTGGTTATATTTAGAAAGCTTGCAGAGATAGCAGGTGAGTATTTAAAAAAAGGTCGCCCTGTGTATATTGAAGGCAGACTTCAAACTCGTAAATGGCAAGACAAAGAAGGAAAGGATCGTTACACCACAGAAATCGTTGCAGACCAAATGCAAATGTTAGGCAGTCGTGAAGAAGCAAAAGAAGTTGCTAAAACACCTGCGCCAGCTAACTTCGATGACATGGAATCAGACATTCCTTTTTAAATTATGCAAGATGATTTTGACAGAGCCAGCGATTTAGAACAACACGATAGAGATGAAGCTATTAAACATATTAGAGATCATCAAAAAACTATTGAATCAAACGGCTCTTGTCTAAATTGTCACGAACCTTCTATTAAACGCTTTTGCGATATAGATTGTCGCAATGATTACGAGAAACGACACCATGAGAACAGAATACCTAGCTAAAACTATTCGTCTTGTTGGAAAAACACAAATAGATACAGCAATCAATGCAATACAAAATGCACCTATAGATATTGAACGGCCACTTGAAGTTATTATTCGTGAAGAGCAAAAGGGCAGATCATTAAGCGCTAATGCTTTGATGTGGGCAGGCCCATTAAACGATATAGCTACACAAGCATGGGTGCATGGCAAACAATATTCAGCTTTGATATGGCACGAATACTTTAAAGAAAAATTTTTGCCTGACTTTCCTGACCCTAAACAAGTTAAAGAAGGTTACATGAAATATGAGGAAACGCCTGACGGCAGACGAGTGCTAACAGGATCAACCAATAAACTTACCAAGCATGGCTTTAGTTTATACATGGAACAAATATATGCTTACGGTGCAGAATTGGGAGTAAGATTTAGTGAAGCCGATCAAGCCCAAGAAGTGTAAGGTTTGCAAGGTAGAATTTACGCCAAACAAACCACTCCAACAAGTATGTGGATTTGAATGTGCATTAGAGTTAGCTAAAGACAAAAGAATTAAAACCGTTAAAAAAGAAGTTAAAGAAGCCAAGTTAAAACTAAAGAGCCGATCCGATTGGTTAAAAGATACACAAGTAACATTCAATAAATATATTAGGTTAAGGGATCAAGATGACGGTTGTATTAGTTGTGGGTCAAAGAGTGCCTTCTCATATCATGCAGGCCATTACAGAAGCATTGGAAGTGCAGGACACCTTCGATTTAACGAGCTTAACTGTCACCGACAATGCTCGGCCTGTAACACCCATTTATCTGGTAATCTCATCCGATACAGAAGCGGACTTATTAGAAAAATTGGAATACACGCTGTTGAAGCACTCGAATCTGATAACGACACAATAAAGATTGGTATAGAAGAAATAAAGCTACTCAAGGCTCATTTTTCTGCTAAAATAAAAGCTCACGAGTCTAAATAGCTTGTGAAAATTTAGCTAAATTTAAGATTAAAATAAGGAACATATCATGGGTATGAAAGATAAAGAAAAATATACACCAGGTGCATCAGGTGAGAAAATGCCTAAAGGCGTTCTAGCTTCTGATAAAACAGGTGAAAGAAAAGAATCAGTAAAAGGTGGCGTTGGTATGGGTATGAAAGACGCTGTTGGTGCTGATAAGCTATTCAAAGGTGGTAGCTCAGAAAAAGTTTGCTACGATCACAAAAGAAATACTTACGCTAAATAAGGTAATTAAACGAAAACCCAACCAGTCTTAGGCTGATTGGGAATTCTAACCAAGTAATAATGGAGGTTTATTAAGTGGCTACATCAAATTCTACAGATAGTTGTTTGTCTTGTAAATTCTTTATTACAGGCGGAAAACTTGGCGCTTGTCACAGATACCCACAATCACTTACTAAATCACCTAGCGAATGGTGCGGTGAATTCCTTTTTGCTAATGTAGCAAGAACTAAAGACGAAGTAGTGCCTGAACCTATTATTAGTAATCTATTAGAGTCCAAGCCTATTCAAATTGAAAACAAACCTAAAAGGATTAAGAAATGATTAGACCCTTTGCAGACAAGATTTTAGTAAGACCTATTGAGCGTGAAGCAAAGTCAGCTATACCTGGCTTTATATACCATGAGGAATACAATACAGGCGAAGTTGTAGCAGTTGGGCCTGGTAAAAAGATAAAAGAAGGCAAATATGATATTATGCCTGTATCTGTAGGCGACCGAATTAGATTTGGCGTTATGGGTAAAGACGAATATCTTAAATTTCAACCTGTCATGGATAACGGTGAGAAGTTCTTACTTATGTCATGGCAAGATGTAGCATTTATTGAGGAGCAAGAAGATGGCAGCTAAACCAGGTCTTTACGCAAACATCCATGCTAAACAAGAAAGAATTAAGCATGGCAGCAAAGAAACTATGAGAAAGCCAGGCACTAAAGGCGCACCAACGGCTGAAGCATTTAAACAATCAGCAAAGACAGCAAAAAAACCAGGAAAGTAATTTATTAATTAATTAAGGAGCATATCATGGCCATTAAGTTGGAACTTGAAATCAAAGAAGCAGAATTAGTAGTAGCAGGTCTATACAAACTTCCAATGGAAGTAGCAGAGCAAATCGTAGTAAAGATTAAGACTCAAGCTATTCCACAAATAGCAGAGCAACAAGAGGCTGAAAAAGCTAAAGTTGAGGATACTGCTAAAGCTGATCCATTGCCTGAAGAACCACAGGTATAATATAATTTAATCAATTAGTTAATTATTGACCCAATTATGGCAGGCGCACCTTTCGGAAATCAAAATGGAGTTAAGGCTAAATTGTTCTATGATGCCTTACGCAAGCACATTGTTCAGAACCCTGACAAGCTTCCTTCAATCGTTGAAGGCTTAGTTGAAGCAGCAGTTGCTCGTGAGCCATGGGCGGTTAAAGAGGTAGTTGATCGCTTGGATGGCAAAGCTGTTCAATTCCAAGAGATTAGTGGCGCAGATGGTAGTCCGTTATTGACAGGGATAGAAGTAACTTTTGTAAAACCTAGTGAATGACCAACAATTAAATGAAGCTATAGGGAAGGTTCAATTCCCTGCAAAGCTTGAATGTCTATTTGAACCAAAAGAATCACGTTATCGCATCCTCTACGGAGGCAGAGGCGGTGCAAAATCTTGGGGTGTCGCAAGAGCTTTACTCATAAAAGGCGCTAGAACGCCTACACGCATACTTTGCGCTAGAGAGTTTATGACCTCTATGAAAGATTCTGTGCATAAACTTCTATCAGATCAAATCATAGAAATGGGACTAGAATCATTTTATGAAGTCACTCAAGCTACAATTAAAGGGCTAAACGGCACAGAGTTTGCCTTTGTAGGTTTAAAGAACAACATAGCGAATGTCAAATCGTTTGAGGGTATAGATGTGTGCTGGGTAGAGGAGGCACAAACTGTTTCCAAAACTAGCTGGAATATATTAATACCGACTATCCGTAAAGAAAAGTCAGAAATTTGGGTGACCTTTAATCCTGAGCTTGAGTCAGATGAAACCTACGTTAGATTTATTTTAAACCCACCTGAAAAATCTGTAGTGCAAAGAATTAATTGGTCAGATAATCCTTGGTTTCCTGAAACATTAAGACTTGAAAAAGATTCATTAAAGGGCAGAGATTTACAGGCTTACAATAATGTATGGGAAGGTTTATGCCGACTCACCGTTGATGGCGCTATCTTTGCTAATGAAATGAATATGGCAGAATTGCAAGGAAGGATCACACGAGTCCCTTATGATGCAACCAAACCTGTTCACGCAGTATTTGACTTAGGATGGGCAGATCACACAGCTATTTGGTTTGTGCAATTTATAGGCATGGAAACAAGGCTCATTAAATATATGCAAGATACGCAAAAGACTATCACTCATTACTTACAAGAAATGCAAAAACTAGGCTACTTATACGATACACTACACCTACCACATGATGCCGAGAGCAAAAATATTGCGTCTAATGGCCGTTCTATTAATGACATAGTAAGAGCAGCAGGGTTTAAAACAAACATTTTACCGAGAGTTCCTGTTGTTGATTCTATAAACGCTGCACGAACTATATTCAATAGTTGCTATTTCGATAGAGAAAATTGTGCGGATGGGTTACAATGCTTACGTCATTACCGATATGAAGTAGATGTTGACACAGGTCAATTTAGTAGAAATCCACTCCATGATGTATATTCTCATGGCGCTGACGCATTTCGCTATATAGGTTTAATGATCCAAGACAAAAAAGAACGTAAAGCTCAAAAATTAACTTATAGTCCTGGCGCAAGCTGGATGGGATAAAACATGGCAGACGATAGCATACAACAAAGTGACAATGACCCACGCATAGCTAATGCGATTAAATTCTTACAGTTTGCTAATGAAGCAGACCAAATGAATAGATCAGAAGCGTTAGAAGATTTAAAGTTTGCAGCAGGCGATCAATGGCCTGTTGAAATCCAAAACAGCCGAGTATTAGAAGCTCGCCCATGTCTAACAGTAAACAAAGTTGACGCTTACTGCCGTCAATTAACCAATCAAATGCGACAACAAAGACCACGCATCAAAGTGCATGGCATGAATAACCAATCAGATGCAAGAATGGCACAAATCTTACAAGGTATATGCCGACACATTGAGAATCATTCCGATGCAGACCAAGCTTATGACAAAGCTGGTGATTTTGCCGTTAGAATGGGTTGGGGTTATTGGCGTATTACTACAGATTATGTGCGTGACGATTCATTCGATCAAGAAATCTACATTAAAGCTATTGACAATCCTTTTACCGTTTACTTTGATCCTAACTCTGTTATGCCTGACGGTTCAGATGCAGAAACAGTTTTAATTACTACAGTCATATCCAAAGAAAACTTTAAGAAAATGTATCCTAACGCTGAAACTGAACAAGGTTTCACAATGCGAGGAACAGGTGACACTAATCCTGAATGGGTTATGAAAGAGGATATTAGATTAGCTGAATACTTTTACACAGAACGAAAAGCTATAAAAGTTCACTTACTATCAGACGGTTCAAGCGTTAAATCAAGTGACTTACCTCCGCAAGAAGTATTAGACGCAGCAGGCATTACTATTGTTGAATCTCGTGATTCTTTTGAGAAGAAGATTAAAGTATGCAAATTAACTGCTATGGAAGTATTAGAAGAAGGCGAATGGGCAGGTAAATATATTCCTATCGTTCCTGTTTATGGTCAAGAAACTGTGGTTGAGAACAAGAAAAAGAAATTTGGTATTGTTCGCATGGCTAAAGACCCACAAAGAATGTATAACTTTTGGCAAACTTCTCTTACCGAGTCAGTTGCATTAGCACCTAAAGCTAAATGGTTACTTGCTGAAGGTCAAGACGAAGGCCATGAGAATGAATGGGCAATGGCTAACATTAAATCTATGCCTGTTTTGCGTTATAAGCAAAAAGACATTGATGGTCAGCCAGCACCTCCACCACAAAGATTACAACCTGAACCACCACCAGCAGGCATTATGGCTGCGGCTCAATCTATGACTACTGACTTAATGCAAGTGGTAGGTATATTTGATCCAAGCCAATTACCACAAGGCAATATTTCAGGTAAAGCGTTACAAGGCCAACAACAACAAGTGGACATGACTAACTTCCACTACTATGACAACTTAACTCGTTCTATCCGTCAAACAGGTCGCATTATTCTTGATCTAGTTCCAAAGATTTATGATAGAGAAAGAGTATTGCGTATCATTGGTGACGATGGCAAACCTGAAATTTTAACTATTAATCAATATGGCCAAGACGAAGAAGGTATTGATAAGATTCTTAATGACGTCACAGTAGGTGAATATGATGTTGTTATGGATACAGGCCCAGGTTATAACTCTAAACGCCAAGAAGCAGTAGATTCTATGATGGCTTTATTTGCAGCCGATCCAACATTAATTCAACAAGCTGGTGATCTATTAGTAAGAAACATGGACTTCCCAGGCGCTGAAACAATTGCTGATCGATTAGCCGTAAACAACCCATTAGCGAAAGTGGATGATAAGTCTAAAGTTCCACCAAGAATCCAAATGGAATTACAACAATTACAAGCGCAAAACCAACAAGCTCAACAAGCTATACAACAGCTTCAAATGGTTATTCAACAACGTAAAGACATCGAAGGAGTCAAACAAGATGCAGAAACTAAACGTAAACTTATGGATGTCACAGCTAAAGCAAACGATACTGAAATGCGTGAAGAAACTAGCAGACGTGATACGGACATCGATAACAGCACTAAAATTGAAATTGAAATGCTTAAAGCGCAAATAGCGCTTATACTAGCTAATATGAATGGCAAAAACGCTAATTTAGCAAACGCAGAAACTATTGAAAGGGCAATATAATGGCATTAGTAACAGGAAAAACAAAAGCGGAACATGACCGTAAACACATGGAACAACAATCAGGTAAAAAATCATCTTATGACGAACCTGATTATGACAAAATGAGTAATGAAGCTAAAGAATTAGTGCTTCATGCTGATAATGACGAACATTTATACAAATCAAGTCATATACCTATTGTAAAAAATCTTCAAAAGAAAATGGGAAAAGGCGAATACGATCAAGATAAAGCTCGTAAGTTATGGAATTACCATGCTGATCGTGCTGCACAGTCATATCATAAAGAACATGGTTCAAAAGATCATAAATGGCATGAAATGTTTTCTGTTCCTGTTCGTAAAGAAGCTGCACATCATTTTGAAAGCATGCACAGAGAACAAGTAGAAGATCCAACAAACTTTAGCGATAAGTAATAGCAATTGATTAATAAGTAGTTATATAGTATAAAGCAACAATCTACCAATGGAATCATTGGGTAAAAATCTTGGAGTCATCCATGTCAGAAAAAGAAGCAGGAAGTGTAGTAACTTCTGCCAACGCAGAAGAGTTTTATGCAAACAGATTGGGTTTAGCTGAAGAAGCACCTGTTGAGGCTGTAGAAGAAAAATCCGCAGAGCCGACAGAGGAAGCAAACGATCAGAGTGAACAGCCAACTGAAGAAACAGAAACAAAAGCAACAGAAGAGAAGAAACAAAACCCCAAGCTTGAAAAGAGATTTTCAGAGCTAACAAAGCAACGTGAAGAAGCTCGCAAAGAAGCGGCTAAAGAACGTGATGCTCGTGAAGCTTTAGAGAAAAGAATTTCAGAGCTAGAAGGAAGAGCTGAACCAAAACCTGTAGAGGAAAACGTTAAGCCTTCACCAAGTCAGTTTAATGATGCGTTTGAATACGCTGAAGCATTAGCTGAATGGTCGGCAGAAAATGCCCTTTTGAATAGAGATAAAGCTGAAGCTGAACGCAAAGAACAAGAACAACGCCAAAGCGTTATTAAATCTTGGAATGAGCGATTAGAAACTGTTAAGGCGGATTTGCCTGACTATGATGAAATGATTGCCTCTGCATCCGACATAACTGTCAACGATGCTATAAGAGATGCGATGTTAGAGTCCGAACAAGGGCCTAGAATTTTATATCATTTAGCAGAAAATCCTGAGCTAGCAGAAAAGTTAAACACTCTATCAACAGTTAGCGCCCTTCGAGAAATTGGGAAGTTAGAAGCAAAGTTTGAGGCTAGTGAAACACCTAAAGATGCCAAGACTGAAGCTGAAACGAAACCTTCTATTGCACGCAGTAAAGCACCTGCACCAATTAGTCCTATAAAGACGAGTTCAGCAGTTGCCGATGTTGGCGTAGGCTCAGATGGTGAATTCCATGGCACTTACCAACAATGGCGTGAATCTCGTAAAGCAGGAAAGATTAGGTAGCAGGATATTAAACTCTTAAAATAAGGAAATATCATGGCTAATAATTTACTAACCATTAGCAAGATCACCAACGAAGCGTTGATGGTTTTGGAAAATGAATTAACATTCACATCAGAAGTTGACCGTAACTATGACGACCAATTTGCAGTAGTAGGCGCAAAAATTGGTAACACAGTAAACGTTAGACGTCCTGGTCGTTTCATCGGAACAACAGGCCCAGCATTAAACGTTGAAGATTTCAACGAAACATCAGTTCCTGTTACTTTATCAACACAATTCCACGTTGACACACAGTTTACAACTCAAGACTTAGCATTATCTTTAGATATGTTTAGCGACAGAGTTCTTAAACCAGCTGTGGCAGCTATTGCGAATAAGATTGACAGAGATGGTCTTACAACTGCTAAAAACAACACAGCTAATATCGTTGGCACAGCAGGCACAACTCCAACAAGCTTAATCACATACTTAACAGGTCAAGCGTTCCTTGATTCTGAAGGCGCTCCAAGAGATGGCCGCAGATCATGTATCGTTGAGCCATTTACATCTGCAACCATTGTTGACAGCTTAAAAGGTCTTTTCAATCCACAAACAGCTATCTCTGCTCAATACACTAAAGGTTTAATGGGTCGTGATTCAGGCGGTATGAATTGGAAATTAGATCAAAACGTTGTTTCACAAACTTTTGGTTCTTATGCAACTTCTGTTCTTTCATGTAACGTTACAACAGCTACAGGCTTCCTAACAAGTGGTTGGGCTTCAAGCTCTAACATCACTATTGGTGCAGCTACAGCTAATGCTTCATTAAACCAAGGCGATGTAATTACTATTGCTGGCGTATTTGGTGCTAACCCACAAAATCGTCAATCTTATGGTAAATTGCGTAACTTTGTTGTTAATGCACCTGTAACCATTACTTCAAGCGGCACAGCTACAGTAAACGTTTCACCAGCTGTTATTACAGCAGGTCAATTCCAAAACGTAGTTGTAACTTCTTCAGGTTCACAAACAGTTACACCATTTAACAACACAGGTATCACATCACCACAAAACATCATTATGCACAAAAATGCGTTCACACTAGCAGTAGCTGATCTTGAGCTACCTGACGGTGTTCACTTCGCTGGTCGTGCATCTGACAAAGAAATTGGTCTTTCAATGCGTGTTGTTCGTCAATACACAATTAACAATGACTCAATTCCTACACGTTTAGATGTTTTATACGGTTGGGCGCCACTCTACCCTGAGTTAGCTTGCCGAGTAGCAGCTTAAATAATGTAACGGTGAGAGGGTGTAAAAGCCCTCTCTATTAATCAAACAGAAAAGGAAAATTTATTATGGCAAATCCAGGCCCAGCAGTAACCTCCAGCGCACATCCGCAGTTAGTCGGAACGAACCAAGCACTACGTTTGTTAGCTGTGTATCAAGGTGTTAATGCTAATACTACAACTGATGCAGTATTACCAATCATCAACTCAACAGCTTACTCTGTTAAGTTTGTTATTTTTACAAACGCTTCAATTAGTTTAACTACAGCTGCCGCAGGTGTGTTTACTGCTCCAGCAGCAGGTGGAACAGCTATTGTTTCTAATGCAGCACTTTCAGCTTTAACTAGCTCTACTGTTGTTTCTGAAAGAACTGTAGCTACTACAGCTGTGCAAACAGCTCAAACTTTATACGTTGACATGGGAACTGTGCAAGGCGCAGCTGCAACATTTGATGTATATGTTTATGGTTTTGATTTAACTCAACAAAGCTAGTAGATGTAATATAAGAGATTAAGCCATTAAATTTCTAATGGCTTTTTTTCTATTAAAGTTTATAATTTAACTAATTCAAGGAAACAATCATGGCTAATACCACAGTTTTAAGACCAGCAGGAAAAACCGCTGTCATCGCTGTTACAGCTACATCTTCAACCTCAATCACTATTGACGATACAACTAACGATCAAGTTACTTTTGCTACATTTTTAAATGCTGGCACTAAAGCTTGTGCTGTAACCGTTTCTAGTTTAGCTACTGCTCCAGCTTCAGTATTTCCTGTAGCAGGAACACCAGGTGATTTTGTATTACCAGCAAGTATGACACTTCCAATAACATTAGCAGTTCCAACAGCTCCGTTTCAAATTACAGCAATTTGTGGTGGATCAGATACAACCACACTATATGTAACGCCTGTTATCGATCAAAACTAAGGAAATATAATGACTAGTCCTGCTCAATCTACAATTCAGAATTTATTGCCTGTTCAGGCATATTTTGACTTACAAGATAACTTTGTAACATTTATTGGGCAGAACAAGCCATTTTCAGCAACAATTGATCCTGACCAATCAGGATTAAACATTACAAGCAGCACGATCAATAG